CTAAGTGTTCTCCATGTTATCTCCGAAGGAATTCTTGACTTCGGCGCAATGCAGACGTACTCTCCGAAGACGCCTGGCGTGCCGGTCAAACCGGGCGAGGTTCTGCTTTCACGGATCAATCCGAGGATTCCACGCGTCCTTGTCGTTCCTGAGCTTGGCCGACCGATCCTCTGCTCAACCGAGTTCGAGGTAATGCGCGCCAAGAGGGAAATCGATCCCTACCAGATCGCCTTCCTTCTACTCTCGAAATCCGTTCAGGCTCAAATCCAGAGCCTCACGTCAGGCACTTCCGCATCCCACAACCGCATCAGGACGAAAGACTTGGCCCGGGTGACACTACCGGTCCCTAGTAGTGGAACGGTAGCAGCACGAAGGCTCAAGCGGAAACTGGGGGAGTATCGCCAAGTGCTGGCTCGGATGATGGAAGCACAGAAGCAGATGGTCGAGCTGAGGGCATCCGAAATGGACTGGTTAGTATCGCAACAGGCTCGAAGAAGCAACTAAACCATCGGCAGATGCCGGAACGACCCTTTTGAACCAAAGACTTGAGGCGAGAAGCAGCGGCTCCTCTTGACAAATGATGGGCACTTGCCCATATAATTGCATTTGATGGGCACGCGCCCATCAATCCTATCCCTGGAGCGGACCCGGGGGCGACGGGAACGAGTGTACCCAAACCATGCTGAAGGCGATCCCTTCTGTTGACTTCGCCAAGCTTCAGGAACCGGCGTTCTCGCACACCGAAACCTTGCAGATTACGGGGCTCACGGCGGATACGCTACACACCTGGCACAAGCGCGGCGTGCTGGTCGCCATCGCAGAAGAGCAGCCCCCTGGGCGGGGCCACCGCCGGCGGTATTCGGTCCTCGATCTGATCTACCTGTCCCTGCTGCGCGAGTTCTCCGGCAAGATCCCTCTTGTGGCCGCTGGTTTCATTTCCGTCCACGGTATCCAAGGAGTCCTGGGGATCTACGATCTGATCCGGCTCTGCGAGAGCGCGGAGGACTTCGACCAGATCCCTAGCGCTGCGCTCATCGCCTACGAGGACGAGCAGGGGCAGACCAAGTTCGAAGTGTTCATGGACCAGAAGCAGGACGGTGTTCTCGCCCCTCCGCCGGGCGGAATCCAAAGCTGGATGCGATCCATGAACATCCGCTCCGCATTCGTCGTCGATGTCGCAACGCTGACGCTGCAACTGTTCGCCAGGATCGGCGACGTCATGCGCGAACAGGAGCGCCGCCAGCAGAAGAAACGGGCCAAGAAGTAAGGTCCGCCGGCAACATCCCATCTCGAACCATTCCTGAGGAGGAGTGCGCCCATGCAGGTCAGCGGTGACCAGTTGCGGAAGATCCTGGAGCAGCAGGAGCACGAAGTGGCCGTCTACGACTCCCGCAGCTTCAGCCGCGGAACCGTCCGGCCAAATGTCGCTCTGAAGCTGATCAGCACGGCGACCTATGTGGGCATCGGGAGCGGGAAGCGGATTCGCGCGATCCGCCCGCTGAACGGCAACATGACGATCGGGCAACTGCACCAGGCGAGCCATCTCACGCGCCGGCCGCGCGACGAGCGGGGCGTGCTGTTCGCGCCCGATTGGGTTCTCGAACACAAGCAGTGAACCATGCTCAAGTGGCTCTTTCAACGCCGCTCCGACGAGCGGAGAACCTCCCTGCGTTCGGACGCCGACCTTGCGCGCGAGCGGCGCAACGTCGGCCTGTGGAACAACCCGGTCTCCGACTACAGCCGCGTCGCGCCGAATCCGCTGCTGCGGAACCAGGCTCGTTACTTGGTGGCGAACAACGCCGTGGCGGCGCGCGCGGCGCAGGCGTTCGTCGACAACTTGATCGGTCCGGGCATCACCCTGCTCCCCAAGATTGGTGACGCCGCCCTCAAGAGCCTGCTCCTCAAACGGTGGAACCGCTGGACCGAAGTTTCCGACGCCGACGGGATGCTGAACTGGTACGGGCAACAGGCCCTCGCCGCCAGGTCGATGTTTGTCGATGGCGAGGTTTTCGTCCGGATGCTCGCGGACAGCGATGGCATGCTGCGGCTGCAATTGCTTTCAGCCGAGTTCATCGACACCACGATTACGCGGGACAACGTGATCGCCGGGATCGAGTTTGAGGGCGCGCGCCGCTCGGCTTACTACATCTACGAGTGGCATCCCGGGCAGCCCGGCCGGCTGCCGCGGAGCATCCGCATTCCGTCGTCCGAGGTGCTGCACATCTTCCGGCCCAAGACGCCTGGCCAGCTTCGCGGCGTGACGGAACTGATGGCGATCCTCGGGCGGCTGAACGACCTGGATCAATTCGACCGCGCAACGCTCGTCAAACAGAAGACCGGCGCGCTGCTTACCGGATTCATCACGACACCAAACGAAAACCCGCTCGGCGCGAGCAGGGCCGAGGATGGCGCATGGACCGCCAGCTTGGAGCCGGGCACGATCCAACGTCTTTCTCCCGGCGAGTCCATGGAGTTTTCCGACCCTCCCGAAACGGCGGGCTACTCGGACTTCGCCAAGACGCAGCTTCGGCTTATCGCCAGCGGTCTTGGGTTGCCCTACGACGTCGTCACCGGCGACCTCTCCGACACGAGCTACAGTTCGGCGCGCGTGGGACGTATCGAGCTCCGCAAGTACATCGACGCCCTGCAATGGCAGTTCATCCACATGCTCTGCCGCCCTGTGTTTCAGCGCTGGCTCGAACTCGAGATCCTGCGCGGCACCCTGCCTCCTGTGGACGGCGGCGTCCAGGAGTACCTGGACAACATTTCTTGGGCGCCGCCTGCCATGCAGATGACCGATCCGCAACGCGAGGTGGACGCCATGGTGCGGGCGATCCGCGCCGGGCTCATCTCGCGGGAGATGGCAGTGGCGTCGCTCGGATATGACCTGGCCGAGGTGGACGCGCAGATCGCCGCAGGCAACGCGGCGGCCGACGCCGCCGGCATCGTTTTGGACTCCGACCCTCGCAAGGTCACGCAGCAAGGCAACCCGGCCACCATCTGAGGAAATTCCTCAGATGCGCCGACTCCGCATCTTCGGAAATTCCGAAGATAGCCGACTTTCAACCATCACAAGGAGGCAAATGGAAGAACTCTTTACCCGCACGGCCACGCTCGAGCCCGCCACGTTCGATCCGGAACGCCGCACCGTGGAGGTCGTCTTCGCCACCACCGCGCCCGTGCGCCGGTTCGATCTCGAAGGGCCCTACCAGGAGCGGCTGGACCTGTCGCCCACGGCAGTCGACCTTTCGCAGTTGATCGGCGGCCCGGTGCTCAACTCCCACGACCGAATGGATGTGAACAGCATCCTCGGCGTGGTGGAAAGCGCGCAAGTGGATGGCGAGCGCGGCGTCGCCCGGCTCCGCTTCAGCGAACGCGCGGCGGCCATTCTCAATGACATTCGCGACGGCATCATCCGGTCGATTTCAGTCGGCTACGTGGTGAACCAACGGCGCGTGGAAAAGGATCCAGCCACGGGCATGCGCACCATTGTGGCGACTGCCTGGACCGGCAAAGAGATTTCCCTCGTGGCGATCGGGGCCGACCCCGCCGCGAAGGTGAGAGGAGCAACGATGGAGCAGACTCACGAAAACGAAATCCGGGTGATCGCCCAAATCGCCGGCCTTCAGGCCGACGACATGATCGCCCGCAACCTGACCCTGGACCAGGCCCGCGCCGAGGCCTTCGAGGCCATGAAGCGCCGCGCCGGTCCTCCCATCCGGACGGCGCAGCCGGTGGTGACGGCGAGCGGGTACGACGATCCCTTGTTCCTGCGCGCCGCCATGGCCGACGCGATCTACATGAGGATCAACCCGACGCACAAGGCGGGCGAAGCGGCGCGCCCGTTCATTGGCCGCAGCCTGGTCCGGCAGGCGGAAGAACTTCTCCGCATTCGCGGCATCGAAACCATCGGGCTGTCGGACGCCTCCATCGTGGATCGCGCCCTCCACAGCACCAGCGATTTTCCCCTGCTGCTGGGCGACGTCGCCAACAAGGTGGTCCAGGAGCAGATGGCCGAGGCGCCCGCGCCCATCAAGCAGATCTGCCGTAAGGCGACGATCAACGATTTCCGCAATCGCTACTCGATCCAGTTGGGGCAAGCGCCCACGCTCATGAAGGTGAACGAGAACGGCGAGTTCAAATCGGGCACCATCGCCGAGGGCCGCGAGTCCTATAAGCTCGACACCTATGGCCGCATCTTCGGCATCAACCGCCAGACCATCGTCAACGACAACCTGTCGGCGTTCTCCGACATCGGGCGGCTGTTCGCCACGGCGGCAGCGCAGTTCGAGGCGCAATTCATCGTGGACCTGATCGCCGCCAACAATGGATTGGGCCCGGTGATGTCGGACAACAAGAAGTTGTTCGACGCCGCGCACGGCAACCTCGCCGCGAGCGGCGGCGCGATCTCGGACACCACGCTGGCTGCCGCGCGGCTGGGGCTGCGTTCCCAGAAGGGTCTGGATGGCAAGACGCCGCTCGACATTGCCGCCAAGTTCCTGGTGGTGCCGGCCGCGTTGGAAACCACCGCCGAGAAGTACCTCGCCAGCATCTACCCGGCGCAGGCCGCGAACGTGAACCCGTTCGCCGGCAAGCTGACGCTGATCGTCGATCCGCGGTTGGACGCCAAGTCGGCCACCCGCTGGTACGTCGCCGCAGACCCCATGTTGTTCCCGAGCGTCGAGTTCGCGTACCTGGCGGGCAGCGAAGGCGTCCAGGTGGAAACTCGCGCGGGCTTTGAAGTGGATGGCATCCAGATCCGCGCGCGGCTCGACTTCGGCGCAGGCGCGCTGGATTACCGGGGTATCTACGCGAATCCGGGAGCCTAATCATGGCCCTCTCGCTCACCGAACTCCAGGGCATGCGTGACGCCCTGATCGCCGCCATCGGCAGCGGCGCGTTGCGCGTGGAATTTGAGGGCCGCTCCATGACCTACCGCAGCGTCGCGGAGATGCAGGCGGCTCTCACGACCATCAACAAGGAAATCGAACAGGCAGGCGGCGGCAGCACGTCGCCCCGCCAGGTTGTCATCACCCCGAAAGGAATCTGATCCATGAAGAACTTCGTGCAGGAAGGCAAGACCATTACGGTCACCGCGCCCGCGAACGTCACCAGCGGCCAGTTGGTCGTGACCGGCTCGATTGTGGGCGTGGCCGCGTTTGACGCCGTCTCGGGAGCCGAGGTGGAGGTCACGGTGGAAGGCGTCTTCGAGTTACCCAAGGTGGCCACAGACGCCATCGCCCAGGGCGACAAACTCTATTGGGACTCGGGCCAAGCCAAGTTGACAAAGACCGCGGGCACGGGCAGCAAGCCGATGGTGGGCGTGGCGACCGTCGCCGCCGGCAACGGCGTCGCCACCGTGAACTGCCTTTTGATGCCCACCGCCCAGACCGGACCCGCGTAACCCACCGGAGGAGGCCATGCCCACGATCACGCCAGCCGAGCCGATCCTGACGCTGGAGGAGGCTGCGGAGTATCTACGTGTATCCAAGGCGCACCTCTCGAACGTGATCAACGGCAAGGTGCCGGGCGTGCGTCCTCCTCGTGTTTTCCGCGTGGGCCGTCGCATCCTCATCCGGCGCGAATGGCTGGACCGCTGGATTGAAGAAGGCCACCTGGAGGCCACCAGCGAATGGTAGTATCCGGGTCATGCCAAGAGTCAACGCCTTCGGCGCAGGAAAGAGGCAAGAAAATGCGTCGAAAGCGTTTCCAGAAAGGCAGCCTGCAAGCCCGCAAACACGGGCGGCATCGCGTGTGGGTTGCCTCCTGGTGGGAAGACGGCAGCCGCCGGTCCAAGGTGCTCGGGCTGTGCTCGAAGATGACCAAGGGGGAAGCGGAAGCCGCAATGGCGGCCATCCTCCAGCCGATCAACGAAGGCACGGCGCGAGGCCCCAGGCCGGTGTTCACGTTCGGGCAGTTCGTCGAGGACGTGTACCTGCCGCATGGCCGCCGCGGTTGGAAGGAATCGACTGCGGGGACATCGGAGCAGATCATCCGAAAGCATCTCCTCCCGGAGTTCGCCAACGATCTGCTCCACACGATCCGGAGAGACCAGTTGCAGGACTTCCTCGACCGCAAAGCGGCGGAATTGTCCTTCAGCGTGGTGGCCCATCTGCGTTGGTTTCTGAATGGCATCTTCAAGCTTGCGTCGTCGGACTCCCTCATCTCGGGAAATCCGGCGGCCGAGTTGAAGATCCCCAAACGATGTCAGCCGGGGCGTGCGATGCGCCCGCTGACGGAAGAGGAGGTTCACACATACCTGGAGGTCTTCGGCCTCCGCGAGAAGTTGATCGCACGGCTCGCGATCTTCGAAGGCATGCGCCCGGGCGAGATCCTGGCTCTCCGGTGGAAGTCGGTGGCCGGCGGGATCATCCGGGTGGAGGAGCGCGTCTACAAGCGGAGATTCAACACGCCGAAGAACGGCAAGACCCGCGAGGGCGCAATCTCCGACGGCACGCTCGAGTTGATGAAGGAGTGGGCCGGACTGGCGCAGGACCCCAGTCCGGATGGCTTCGTTTTTCCGTCCGAGAAGGTCACCACACCTATTTCGCTCGACAACCTTTGGCGCAGGAACATGCGTCCGGCGCTGGAGGCCATCGGCATGGAGTGGGCCACCTTTCAGGTTTTGCGCAAGACCAACGCCAGCCTGTCGAAGAAGGCGGGTGTCGATCCGAAGGTCGCCTCCGACCAGAGGGGCCACGGACTCGGCGTCAGCCTGGAGGTGTACACCAGCTCCGACCTGGAGCAGAAGCGAGCCGCACTTCGGGCTCTGGAAGCCGCCGTCCGGCAGAAGGAGTCCAAACCGCAACCCGAGCCGTCAGCATGGCGCA